GTTCTAGACTCTTTACCTGCTTTGTTTAAGTCACCATGTCCTTGTACACAAATATCTCCTACTGTTAGTCTATCCATAATAGGACCTTTAAATGGCATTGGTAAGGTTGAACCTTTTAGATCTTTATTATCTATTGCTTTGTCCATAAAGTAACCAAAACGTTTCTTATCAAAGAAGTTGTAAGTATATGTTTGTCCATATGCAGTATTAACAAAAGGCGAGGCCGCATCGTAACTTACTTGTATATTAGGACTATCATGTTTTCTTAACTGTCTTTGTATACTTGTTAAATAACAACCCCAATGTAGTTTACCAGTACCTAAACAATGTATCCAACCTTTATCTTTTAGTAAGCCACGTTCTCTAAGTTGAAGTAACCTTTTAAGTAGTTGTTCCATTTGTCCAATGTTGATACCTGCCATTGCATAGCCTTCTAGTGTTCTTGCTTCATCTCCGTATGCTTCTTTTACTTTAACAGGGTCACTAAATGGAGTAACTAAATCAAACCATTCTTGTGCCGAGGCATCATCTGCCCCACTAAGAACATTTAAAAACTTAGTTGCACCTGGTACTCTGTTTTTAACAAAGTAATCCAAGTTATACATACTCATATCAATTGTTTCTTTAACATCTGTAAGTCCTGTCTTTTTATTATATGGAGGTATGGCCGCAAATGCTGGAAAGTCTAATGTCATACTCCAGTCTGCTGTATACTCCATCCAACGTAACATCTTCTCACACAGGGCTTCTCTGGCCTTACTATCAGGCTTAATTGCATCTTCCCAGTCTAGTTTTATAACACCCTTAGCAACCTGGAAGCCACCTGAATCGCCTAATATAACTGTTTTACTTCTATCACGTTTTTGTATCATACGTTCATGTATGTCAGTTTTAGTTAAGTCTAATTGGGCATGACCGGCTGAATATAAGCCATAAGGATAGTAATAATATCCGTCTTCGTCTAAGAAATTAAGACCTTGTAGACCTTTTTCAAAGCCTTCAGGGCATCTCATAGTATCTACTTCATCTTCATACTTTGCTAATTGCCTTGTATAAAAGGCACTAATGGCGGGTAAATATAGGGCGTAATCTTCTGTTTTCTTATTAAAATCCATTAAGTTGTACTCTCACTTTTATACAATATGTATGTTATAACTATTCCTAAAGCAACTACTAAGTTACTGTTAATCCAATCTAATGTTGGACCCATGATATCAATGCTTAGTAGAACACTTGTTACTACTGCTAATATAAATAACATTCCTGCTAGTTCAAATAAGTTTGTTATTATGTTTGCTACTGTTTTCATTTAACTTTTTGCTGGTAATAAGTATGTGTACTTGGCCATGCCACTGTCAACAATAATTTGTAATAGTCCTTCATCATTAATACTAAGTACACAATTACCTGAATCACTTAGTTTAAGTATTCTTAAAACAATATCTAAAGGCCATCTCCAATCACCTTTAATCTCACCTTCAATAGTATTGCTAACATGTATCTTTGTTCTATCACTACCAGCATCACCTATATGAAAGTATAAATCAGTACCATTAGTTTTAGGACTAAAGTTGGCTTCATATGTACCTAATACACTATTAAAGTATGTTAAGTCCTTTAAGTTTTTATCTGAGGGAACAACATTTACATCAAACTCTGCTCCTTTAAACTTAATACTTTTAAGTTGCTGGTTAATAACATCTGCTAACATAAATCTATAATGTGCTTCATTACCTTCTGCACTTTTAAATTCTACTTCAGTAGGAACTTGTTCACCATTACGTTCTTGTGTAACAACTGCTACAGAACCTGTTGCTTCGTCATAACCAGGATACTGTAAGTAACCTTGTAACACACCCATTCTACTTAGACCAATAGTTGAATCAACTAAGTCTGGTACAGGCTGATGTGTTTCGCCTTTAAATATTACAGTCTTGTCTGCATCTACTGTTTCTACTTCTGTAGATTCAACTGTTCCTGTAAGTTTTACTTGTTCAAATATGCCCAAACCATGTGTATGTTTTAGAACATCTTTTAATATATCTTTTATTGCCATAATTTATTTCTCCGAGATACACTCATTATACATGTTTATTTAGATAAGTCAATAGTTTTATTACCATAATTTAAGATTAAAATTCAAAAAATGTTGACAATGTTTTACTTTGTGTTGTTCTTCCTAGATCAAAACCCATGGGGCTCAACACATTCTTTACTTTCTTATCCACTACGGTCTCTTCCATTAAGTCATCGTCAAAAGGCAAGTCCTTAAACCATTGTGGTAAGTTAAGTTCATCTGTAGGATATGCTACACTAGTATATCCCATTGGATTATTTTTAAGTTTACATACGATTACTTTAGCACCATCTGTAACTGGAAGACTATAGTTGTCGCTGTTTGCTTGTTTTAAATTGTTCCAATTAATACTTGCTCTAACATGTCCAGGTATCATTGTACTTTTGTTTTCATTTTCTAATGCATCTAATTTATGTAGACGCATGTTAGTAGGCACATTAGCCTGTTGTGACATTCTACTAGTATACATAGTTACATTATTAGCACGTTTAGGAGTACCTTTTTCCCATGCATCTAACCCTTTAAAATAATCTTTAAATTTTATAATTTTTTCTAGCACTTCACTTTCACTTGCACCATTTAAACAATCTACTAATACTTCCTCTAAAAAGTCTTGTATAAACTCAGGAGTATCAGAACGTTTAATTTCTAAACCCATTGCTTTTAGTTTGCCGCCTTCTGGTTGATATCCTTCTATGTCTAAACATAAAATAGCATATCTTTTCTTAGTTAAAAATAATCCTGCTTTACCAACAACTTCTCGACCAGCAATCATAACAGCACCTTTATCTAAAGGAATGTTAAATGTATCTTTAAGCATTTGAGGGAACGTATCACTTACTGTATTAGAAACATGATCATACAATTTAATTGCACTCTCCATATCTAATTCTTCGCCTTCTGGCAAGGCCGGTACTGCTGTAAAGTATACAGAGTCAGTATCACCATATACTATAGTGTCGCCTTCATAATCATATATACCTGTTAGCATACGATTTGTTTCTGCGGCCATATGCTGTGTAATACTTCTTCCAGTTAATGTTGTACTTTGTCCTATACGTTTGTCATAAAATCTACAACCTGGATTTAGTAAAGCACCATATAAACTGTTCAACTGAATCTTCTTAACCAACTGACGTTTATCCCAAAATGCTTGTTCCTCATTAGATGTTGCGGCTTTCTTCTTAGCCTGCATTTCTTGTCTTTCTTTATACCAACGTTCTAGTAGTCCGGGTACTATGCCTTGGAAGTCTGTTTTAAATATAGTACCGTTAGCACTAATACACCAGGGTTGTCCACTATTATAAATTAAGTTATACACATCTGCACCAGTCACATCATGTGTTGAACCATCTTCCATATCCAGTTTCATTACATGATCTACATCTTTATTCTTAACAAATTCAAATTCATTAGTACCAAACTTACCATGCCATGCATCAGCAAAAGAACTTTTCTCTAATTTAATTTTGTTAGTAATTTCCTCTATAGTGTAATCATCTCTAAGTTGACCAACAATAGTTTCTCCTCCCATATTCAACGCACGGATAACACTTGGATATAGACTGTTCAAGTCCATACTGCCTACCCATTCATGGAAGCCTTTTTTAGGTGTTGCCACAAAGGCACCAGCCGCAGTATCTTTTTCTGCCGCTTTGTTTCTATCAGGAACTACCATATCACGTCTGTGTGCTTCATTTATAATTGCAGACTCTGTAGTTGCTACAGCACCCATTGTAGTAGGAAGTAATACAGTATTTTCATGTGCAATAATATTTGCTAAGTCTATAAATTGTAACTTCTTATCCATTTTGTCTAACAACATAACATCTTGTATATTATATTCTAAAAACTTTAGGAAGTCATGATTGTAAAGTCTATCTAAACTTCCTTCATATGCTACTTTCTTTTCACCAACTTCCATTTCACCAATGTAGTCTAATCTATAACTATGTCTTTCTTCATAGTTGTATTTTCTATAAAGCTCAAGATAGTCTAAATGTATTCTACCAACTAAATCAAAACTACTTGTAATTTTACCAAACTTCTCATATTGTCTTTCTTTAGGAAGTTTTTTAAGTAAACACATACGTCTAGTTTCTGATTTACCTAAAGTTTTAGTAATTCTTCTTACTGTATAAGGAATATCATATCCTTCACTATTCCAACCACTTAAAACATCTGCATCTTCAATTACATCTAAAAATGCATCTAGCATTTCTTTTTCAGTTTTAAATAACATAACTTCTGGCAATGGCTTTGCTATCTCAATCGCTTGTTCCCAAGTTAATGTTTTAGGGGGAACTGCTAAACATACCATTGCATCCATCCATTGTAAGTAAACACCAATAGCAGTGATAGGCGTAAAAGGATCTTCTGGACTACTGAATCCACGTTGCGGATCAAAGTCTACCTCAATATCAAAGAATGCTGTTTGTAATTTAGGAGCATCAACGTTAAGATAATGTTGTGCTAATGTTTTGTTTATAGGACGAATGTCACTTTCAAATAACCCGTTATGCTTATTAATACCTACATTCTTTTTAAAGTCTTTTATGTTTTGGCATTTGACTTCTGTTACAGGATGTCCAAATATACTTTTAAACTTTCCTTGCGGGTCACCATAATAAAAATTATGTTCAGGTTTTAGTTCTTTAATAATACGTTCACCATCCACACGTTCTACAACTGTGACAATGTCTTTGCCTTGTTCATAAAATGCGTCAACGTAACTCATAGATGTGGTATCCTCATAATGCTATTATACAGCATTTTTGGTTTCTTGTCAATAGTTTAAAGTGTTTTACCGACTGATTCTAAAATAGTTTCTAGTTCGTCAAACTTATCAAATTCGTCTGTAAATGATGCCTTATGTGCGACTTTTACTGCCTTCATTAATACTGCTGGTTTTAGATCCATTTCTTCTGCTATTGCTTTAACAGTTTCTCTTAATCCAGTATTAAGTGCGTCTACTTCATGAAGAACTTGATCGCCTTCAGTAATAAGTTTTTTAAGTCTTGTGATTTCTTCTTGGTTGAATGTTTTATTAAATGCCATATAATGTACCCTGTATGTGTCTGTATCTATATTTATTAAGTTAGACTATATTATAACAGAAATATAGGCTATGTCAATCTTTTATAAATGTATTTACTTTTATGTCTAGTTGGGGGCTATTTGGTGTGTAACCATTAGGTACATCTACGTTTACAACATACACTCCTTTGGTTCCTGTATAAGGTTCCATAGAGATTTCGTT